TCATTGATTCCGCGTGCATCGCCAATTTCAGCGCCCATGCCATAGATCGAGCTGGCCAGGTAATCCGCCACACAAAGGGCCGCATTGTCCGTGTATCCGGCCAGTCCAGTTCGTGGGTCTAGAATATCGTTTTTGCCGCGAATGTTCGCAGTCACGTTCGGCAACCCATTCGGGAACTTGTCGTTATCCCATGTCAGGTGCAGGGCAATCGCTGCGCACCCTGAAAGCTTGTGATCCTCCGTCCACTTTCCCGGCAGGTAGTCCATCATAATTGGGAATGCAGCCTGATCATCTGCACCAAAGCACTTTTCCACCTCAACTTTTCCGGCGAAAGCATCAGCGATCGAACCATCCGCATTTACTGCGAGATCACCGTCAAAATAGATTTCGTCGATTGCCTCGATTTGATGACCAGCCATGACCACGACAACATGCAGCATCGAGGTGCCGTCGCTTGCCTCGCTGATCCCATCGGTTGAGACGCGCTTCTTTCCGCTAACCTCAAGAGCCACGATCACGCCGCCCTTACGCGTCTGACCATAGACAATTTCACGCGGATGCGCTGGCTCTCTGACAGTCACATCTCGGCTACTTATGCCCTGCTGTTTTGGCTTTGGGGCAAGTGCCTGTGCAACCCCTGACAGGAGCATTGAGACACCAAAGTTTGCTGCCAACCCGATGAATGTTCCTGTTGCAGCAAGCGCAGCACCAATGCCGCCAGCGGCAATAGCTGCTCCCCCGAGAGCGACAGCACCAAGTATGATCTGCGGCATATCAGACCCTCCAAGCCATCACGCATTCGCGCAGGCTCTTTGCCACAATTCCGTTTTCACCAATGAATGCGCCTGCCGCCCCAAGGCAGATTCCAAAAGCCCCATCAGCCAGCAAAATATCGCCTCGCTGAGCCATAAGCGGTGCAATCGGATTTCCAAGCAGCTTGCGGCCCATATCCTCGACATCCCGCCATCCCAGCTTCCGCATGGTCCGTGCACACCCAAGTTCCGTCGTGTAGCGACCCCGCCAATTGTCTGCCGGATTTTCCCCGCCGGTCAGAGCATTGCGGATATCGAACGACCATGTTGCGCAATCATGCGACCCGTATGCGAAGGGCCTGCTGCGCGCTGCCTCGACCTGCTCGGCAAGAATGACTGGCCAATTTGCTTTGCGCATCAGCGGCCCCACGTGATCGTTTTGTTCTGGATTGAGGTAACGAACTCAAATCCCTTGTCGCCGGGATAGAGCGCCTGCTGGCTTTCGTCAGTGTATCGCCACTCACGGGCCCGTTGGAGGTCGATCATCTGGCTTTCGTAAGTGATCGAGACGGTGCACGTGTCCCCTGCATCGTCGATGCTCGGAACATCCAACAAGCCAGAGAAGATGATCTCTGGATCTGCGAGCAATGCCCAATCCTCGGACGTGAACCCGATCCAGACCGTTCCCGGCGCATTCTGCTGGGCCTCTTCAATCGCAATAGAAACAAGATCGAGAGGCACGCCAGAGAGCGAAACGGTAACGCCACTCGCAACGATACCATTGGTCTCATCAACATTTGAGAACCCAAGAAGCGTTCCAGCCCCGGCCCACTCATGGCCGCCCCAATTCAGCGGCCCAAGGCCAGACCAAATACGCACCGTTCCGCCCTGAAACTCACCCTCGAAGAGAGCGATCACTCGGACGCGCTGATCTCCAAGTGCCGCTAAGTTCGCGGCCTGCATATCCCGGCTCATAGTGCCTCCATGCAGTTCACGGTAAAGCGCATCACACCAACCTGAATTGAGCTTGGGACATCGTCTGTCGCCATCATCGATGCGATTGGATAGGCGATCTCAACTGCCGCCCCATCAGCTGGGGATGACCTCAACCTCGGGACAAAGGTCAGGGTGTTCACGCCGGAAACAGGGATGCAGTCTTCGGTGACCTGATAGAGCCTCGCATCAGACCCAGACCCGATCGAAAAGAAGTCCCCGGCAGACATGCCAGATGCTCCCCAGCCGTCCGTAACGAGCGTATTTCCAGACTGCGCGGCACCGCTCACTGCGATCGTTTCCGTGCGCGCAGAATTGCAGATCAGCGCATCACGCAGCACGAATAAGCGCCTCTTGTTCAGAGTCGAGTTTGCGAATGCCTCGAATGATCGAGCCGCGGCGCCCGACTTGATCACAACATCAAGCGATATCTTCCAGACCTCGCCACCCCAGTCTTGGACCTGCGACGATAGAGTGAATGGCGATTGCTGTGATGTCACTGCACTGACGAGCTGGCGCGTGACGCCCGTAATGATCGCAGTCGGAAAATCAGTCATTAGTAGCCCCGCTTGGCTGCGGATTTCGTTGCTTGGACAGCCTGCGACACGATCTGCGGGGTAGCGCGCTGGATTGCAGCCTGGACCTCAGCACCAACGCCTGATTGTGCACCGCGTGCATCGATACTGATGCTGATCTGTGGAGCACCACCGATACCCTGCCCCTTCGCATGGTCGATAACCGTCTCGTTCGGATGCAAGATCGCGCTGAAACCGCCCTTACCATCAAGGCCACCGGATCGCGCACCAGTCCCTGTGAAGCCGCCGCCGTCAAAGCTATGTGCGATCGAGTAGCCACCCTTCGGCATCATGGGCACTGAGCCACCGCCACCAAATGCGCCACTGATTGCTGAGAACAGGCCGCCGAGAAGCCCGCCACCAGATCCGCCGGACAATGGACCCTCATTGAATAATGCCGCCTGCAGCGCTGCTTTGGCGAAGGATTTTGCAAGGTCGCTCAGAACGCCAGAAAGGTTCTTGCCCTCGATAATCGCATCGATGATCCCGCCTTTGAGGTCGGTTTGTGCTTGATCAAAGAACTTGGCGCGCTCCTGAGCATTCTCATATTGAGCAGTCAGGTCACCAATTGCCTGGGATTGCCGGTTAATTTGCTCACGAACCGTCTCACCAGACCCGGCAAGTTGTGCATCAAGGTCTATCCCGCGCTTCTTTGCCTCATCCAGCAGCTTCCACTTCGCTTGAAGCGTTGCTGTTTCAGAAGAAGTCTTTCCAAGAAGAGAGATTTTCCGTTCAAGGTTTTGCAGATCATCATCGGATGCAGAGAACAGGCTCGTTTTTGTTTTCTTTGACCCACTAGGCTTTTTCGCAGGCTTTGTCAGATTAGTAATCTGCGCCTCCAATGCAGCCTGCTGTCGCAGCTGTTCCTCATAGGTCTTCAAGTCGGCAGCGGCCTGATCTCGAATAGGCTTATCCTGCGACCCAAACGCAGCGTTACTCAAGCGCTCTTCCTGCACCTTTGCTGCGATATTAGCCTCTGCCTTAGACTTCCCGGCCTGCAATGCAGCCAAACGGGCACGATCACCTGCGTTCGAGATATTCAGGCTGCTGATACCAGATTGAAGCTGCCCAAGCGCCCGTACTGCCGCTGATAGCTGCGAGACAAGACCACTAGCTTCGCTCGCTGCATTGGCGATTGCTGTGCCAGCGCCCTCACTCGCACCTGTGAGGTCAGCCATTTTCTGCCCGGCCTGCACAGTCTCATTATACAGGTCTGCGACTGCAGCTGGCATTTTACTTAGATCAGGGTAGGCCTCATCAATTTGCCGCTTGATCTCGACAAATGAGTCTTTCAGCTGCCCTACAGTCTCAGCACGACCAAGGTCAGCAAGTGTCGCGGCGAACTTTGTTGCAGACTCTTTCGATAAGCCAAGCTCAGTCTGGATCTTCTGGACCGCCGTGGCGATGGCTTCAGCATCATTTGCCTGACCCTGAAGATTTGCTTGAAGGTTTGACAGATCGACGCGCTTAGCTGCATCCGTAACTGAAGTGAACTGCCGCGCGACGTCCTGAAGCTCCTTCTTTATGCCAGAAACGCCCTTCTGTGCCAGATCGCTAACCTGAGCCCCATTCAAGCCCCTCAGATCCCCAAAGCTCTTAGCGATTTCATTTCCTACACCTTGGGCACCTTTGATAGCATTGGCGCTATCAATTTCTGCGAGCGCCTTTAGGAACTCCCGTGCTGCCGCAGTCGCTGTGCCATATTTCTTCGCGAGTTCAGCAGTTGGGAGCGATGCGCTGTTTACAGAACTGCGATAGTCGTCGATGGATTTAGTTAGAGCATCCATCTTTTCTTTCAGACTTGCCCCTTCGGATCCGAGATCCAAGAAGTTCGCCGCAAGTGGAATACCAACAGCTGCGACAACACCAATCACTGCCCCAAGAGCACCAAATCCGCCAAGAAGCTGTGGAAGCTGCTGCCCTAAGGCACGCGCCGCACCCTGACCACCAGCAATCTGCACAGCCAAATCCTGAAACTGATAGCTGACGTTCTGAATATTCGCTTTGGCCGCACCAGATAGCCCCTTGAACGACTGAACTGCCTTTGCATTTGATTTCACGAAACCTTGCGCAGCTGTATTTTGCACCTTCATCAGCTTGCTTTCGATCCGTGCAATTTGCTGCAAGACCTTGGCTTCAGTGACACCAATAGGAAGCTCAAGTGGGGCGGTGTTTTCTGCCATCAGAGATTATCCATGATATCGCAAAGAGCATCATACTGCTCATCTGTGAGAGGTTGGTTTTCATTGCCATGGCCACTGCCCTGGCTTCGGTTCCAGCCATCAAGGCAGGCCCGATATTCCCAGAATGTCATTTTCTTGATTTGCTGCGGCGTGAAGCCGAGGACTGCGCCGTTCCCGTAGATTTTTGAGAATCGGACTCGCTCGTCGGTTCCGCCGCTTCCGCTTCCCCCAACGGATCATGCTCCTTTGAGGCAAGCGAGTGGGAAATGACCGTGAAAGCAAGCATGTTCAGCTCGGAGACGTCGCCATCTTCGAATGCTTGCTTTGCTTTGCGCTCAGCATCCCTGCGCTCCATCCCCGCCCCGATTAGACCAAGTCGAATGCAGGCGATTACCTCACGCACGAGAACAGGCGAATATGCTAAGCTGCCACGCTCTTGCCCCATCGCGAGACGATATCGGAAATCGAGGACTCCATCTTTGGTAAGGTCATCAAGAGCCTCGAGCTCACCGATGCGGAGAAGAAATTCATCCTCTCCGCTCGGGTAGTTAAGCCGGATCGGCTCCATCAGGTGACTGCCGTGATCGTCATTTCACCATCGGAAATGATTGTGACGCTTACCTGAGCCTTGTTCCCACGCTCGCCACTGATCTCGAATCCGGTCACATGGACCTTGCCTTCCCAGTAATGGCCGTTGGTAGTGTCATCAGGCTTTCCGACATAGACGCGAGCATTGATGCTGCTGGTGCTGCTGAATGCATCCCACCAGGTCGATACAGCTTCCGCTGCAAGAACGCCGCTTCCGCTCACGTTCATGTCGAGGCTTTCGACGCCGCGTTCGATCCATGCCGGAAGTTCAGGATCATCACAGTCTGGAACGGTGATATCTTGGGTGTTCTTCGAGAACTGCACCGTGTGGTTATTGAGCCCACACGGGCGAGCGAATGTGCCGGGCGTTGCGGTTTCAAGCTGAATCGCAACCGTCGAGCCGACATATGTGGTCGGTTTTGCCATAGCATGGCTCCTTAGTGATATACCTTGCCCAAGGGCACCTGACGGGCGGCAGGGCTAGTCCCTGATTTCTCTAATCCGCGCACCAGCTTTCAATCGGCAGGCACGCGTCAGCCCGCGCCGGACCTCCCCCGGGCGGAACACCATCACCACGCTAGGACGCGGATAAAATTCGAAATATTCAAGGATGAGCCAGCGGCGCTGCCGAGGCATCAGCCGTTGTTCCAAGCCTTACGCATGTTGCGCGTGATCCGACTTTTGACCCGCGACTTCACGCGCCGCCACGACGCATTGAAATATGGGTTTGCTAGCATGTTCTTTGTGCCGTGCTCTTGGAGCTTCGCATTCTGAAACTTCACGCCGCGCTCATTGGTTACGATCGTTGTTTCATCACCCGCCTTGACTACATATCCAATGAAGCGGCGATTACCCTTTCTTGTCTTTCGCGTACCTGTCTTTTCCACACGAATTGAACGAACAAGCTCAAGGTCATCTCTCGGCGCGGTTGCTCGCATTACAGCGGCTGTTTCTTCTGCCCCAACCTTCGCTGCACTATCTGCAGATTTTACAACAGCCCGAAGCCTACGGCGCATAAGGTCGCCGAGGTTTTTTGCACTACTTCCCAAGACTGTCAGCCCTCTGTCAGAGCTCGAACTGAAACGATCCCATGCGCGACCTTTTCGTTCGGATCTCCCATGACGCGCATATCCTCGACCTCGACCAGTACGAGCGCGACTGGATCAGCCAGCGCCAGAGAGGCGTTGTGAAGCGCCTTCTTCACCGCCGTGCAGATGACCTTTGCGCCGCGTTTCGATCCGCTTTCCTGAGTCCACACATCAAGTTGCAAATAATTGGTCTCGCCATCGATGCACTCGGCATCGTCGCTCACTGCCTGCGATGGACCGAGCGATACATACGGATAGGTCGCACCGGTGGGCACATTGTCATAGACCCGATCGCCAACGAGTGCAGCGACATCAGCATCGGCCAGCAGCGCGGCAACAACGGCATCTTGAAGGGCCACGTCCGCGCTCATGCTGCAAGACCTTGCTCGACGACGACATATACCCACTGGCGATCTGTGATCGCATCGACCTCGATTACCGCGTAAGCTAAATTTCCGCGATGTAGATCGACCATCTTGTAATCCGTTGTAATGGCGCGTGCAGGATCGCATGCGCGAATTTTCACCTTGTAGATCGAGCGCCCTTCGAGCCGCGCGGCCTCAATGACTTCGCTGCCGCGCTGATAGATCATCTGCGCCCAGCATTCATGCATCGGCTGCCAGGTCTCCGTCATCACGCCACCAGCCTGGCGAGATGGAACCGGCTTCGAGAATGCCACGCGGTTACGCAGGAGACCGGCCGCCATCAGACGCCTACCCTTCGGTACGGAGCAATCAGAGCATCGACGCCATACGGAATTGAGTTCATCGCATTTGCAGAGGCCGCTTCGCGCGACTCGTACCAATGTGCCGCCAGAAGCTTAATCGCAACCCGCAGTGCGGCCGGAACGTCGGTATCGACCCCGTAGCCTGCGGTAAAGGAGACACTGATCGGGTAAGCGGCATCGTTGAATATTGCCGGTGACGAGAACGCGTCCTTGAACTTGATATATGTGCCACCCTGATCTTCAATGACCTCGAGGACCGCACTATCTACATCTTGCGACACCCCGTCTTCATCGAGGTATGAAATAGTCACCTCAGACACGTCCGGGAACGGAAGCTTCAGATACTTGTGCCAATTGGAAAAGTCCTGTCTCCACCCTTGCGCTACCATGCAACGACCGAGCACGCCGGAGTAACCATCGAGATGCGAAACGGCAGCATCAAGGAATGCCGACGCGTCGGCATTACTGCCTAGCACATCGATCCGGGCATGCGACGTGAACTCCTCCAGCGAAACGGGAAGCATCGCCGGAGGAGTGATACGGACGGGCCGAGGCACTGATCAGGCCTGCGGATTTTCTTGCCCGTGGCCCTTGATCACGGTGATACCCGCCGCGATCGAAGTGCCGCCGTTCTTGGTCAAGACATAGCGAATATAGCGCTTCAATCCGATATACCCCTGCTTGTAGACAGTGGCTTCGGCGAGAGTGGCCGGAATGGTTCCCTGCAGATCTGCAGCATCGACATCCGTGAAGTCGCCGGCGGTCGTGGTGTCGGAATGCTGGAGCTTATAGCTGAAATCGCCAGCGCTGACGATCGCACCTGTCGAGAGCTCGATCACGGCGCCATAATAACCCTGCAGATCGATTGCGCCGCCGGTATTGGTAGCGGCCAGAACCACGGGCGCAAGTGCCTGCACCAGGGCAAGCTTGGAGTGGAGATCTTTCATCGTCTCATCCTCATGAAAGGTTGAAACGGGCGACGCGAGCCGCCCGTCATTGACCAAGTGGAGAGCCTGATCTGTTAGATCAGGTCGAGGCCTTGATCAGCTTGATCGCCTCGAAGTTCTGCACCCCGCCCCCGACGCGCTTCGTGGTGTAGAAGTGCACGTAGGGCTTGTTGGTGAAGGGGTCGCGAAGAACACGGATGCCGAAGCGATCGATGATCAGATAGCCGCGCTTGAAGTTGCCGAAGGAGATCGGGAACTTCCCAGCAGCGACGGCATCCATGTTGTCGTCGGTCGAGACGGGTTTACCAAGGATCGTCGGCACATCCGAGGTCCCGGCCGGGGGCGCCCAGATGAAGTTGCCCTGTCCGTCCTTGAATTTGCGGACGGTGCCCATCGTGGCATCGGACATCAGCCAGGTCGCGCCGTTGCGATACTGCTGCTTCAGCCCGTAATAGGCATCGATCAGGCAGTCCGCCGGGCTGATCGCGCTGGTCGGAGCGATGAAACCGTCTGCCTTGCCGGTGGCGATGAAGCCAAGCTTGCCCCACTGGTAGCTGGCATTGGCGACAGCGTCGTAGCCCAGAATCCCGCGCGGCTTGTTGACCCCGTCACCGGAGATGAAGGCAAGACCTTCCTGTTCTGCGAATTCGGTCGAGACCTCGTTTGCGAGCCACTGCGCGATGTTCACACGGGCGTCGTCGAGGGTCTTCTGGGTCACGGCCGGGTTGGCATAGAGCTCCATCACGTTGAACACCAGCTCGCGCAGCGTCGGCGTATCAGTTTCACCCCGCTTTTCACGCTCACCGACCCAACCGGAAGAAGCGCCGCCCATGTTGACGAGCTTCTTATAGGTGTCGGTCCCGATATTCATGACGGTGGCAAGCCCGCGCATCGCCGAAACCGTACCAACAACGCGATCGATCTCGTTCGACATCTGCTCGGGAACGACGTAACCGCCATCCGGATCGCTGTCGGTCGAGAGAGCCGCCTTGACCTCAAGGTCATGCAGATCCGCATCAACAGCGCGATCACCCTTGCGGAACCACTTGTTGAACGCCTGAGCGTGCTCAGCAACAGCCGGATCGATCTGCTCGCCTCCGCCACCACCGACGCGCAGCGCGGCCATCGTCGCGTTGACCTCATCCAGCGACTTCTGCAGGGAGGTGATCTCGGTGTTAATGCGATCGACCTTTTCGGTACGAACGATATCTTCCTGCCCCTTCTTGACGTCTTTCAGAGCCTGTTCCTGCTCGTCCTTGAATGCTTCAAAGGCGGCTTTCATATCGTTGAGGATCGCCGTCGGGTTCGATGCGTCAGCACGAACCGCCACGATCCCGCGCGCCATTCCCGGCGCCGGGTTGAAGTGTTTGGTCATGGGTTTCTCCTTATGACCTGATTGCGGTAATCAGCTGCTGTGCGGCAGCCTGCCATTCGTCAGCGTCGTGCGTGACGGTCCCGGCAGAACTCTGCGTGCCGGCGCCGGGATCATTCCCGGACTTGATATCCCCGATGAGGCTACGGCGCTCACTGCGGGGAACCCCTGCCTTGGCGAGGGCACGATCGACGGCCTTCACGGCCTTGATCTTCGGTGCCTCTGCCTTGGCATTATCCGTTTTCGTGGCATCCGATGGCAGCAGGCCATCAGCAAGACCAGCGGCAATCGCGTCTTCGCCGTTGAACCAAGTCTCGTCATCCATCCAGCGCGCCGCCTGGACAATACTTGCGCCGCTGCGATCCGCGTAGACATTCGCCATCGCGCTGTCGAAAGTCGCGAGCGTATCGGCTGCAGACGTCATATCGTGTCGATTGCCGATCGCGATGACCCAAGCGTTGTGGACCATCAGGAACCCGGCCTTGCCGATCTCGATCTGATCACCCGCCATCGCGATAATAGATGCGGCACTCGCCGCCATACCGAGAATCCTTACCGTGACCTTCGCCTTGTGCTCGCGCAGCAGGTTGTAGATCGACACGCCCTCGAAGAAGTCTCCACCCGGACTGTTGATGTCGACATAGACCTCTTGGTCGCCAATCTGGCGCAGCGCCGCGGCAATGCGTTTCGACGTCACCCCGTTTCCAGTCCATGAATCAATACCAATATGGTCGAGGATAGAGATTGTATTCTCAGGCGACTTAGCCGCCATGATCCCGCATTCCCAACGTGCGACAGCATCGTCATCTGGGGCGAAGGCGAACGGCTCCGGAAGGCGCGAGGCCTCAACTGCCGGAAGATTGCGTAGGGTCATTTGCACCTCCATTGCTTGGGCTTCCCGCAGTGTTCGGCGGGTCGTAGTAGACATCTCCGTCAGCCCTCGGATTCATGTCCTCGAGCGTGCGCACCTCGTTCGGGCTATAGATTCCCCACTGAATCATTTTCACGTCATGGTCTGTCCTGGTCTTCAGGTCGCCACGTACCAAGGCGCGCCGCTCAAATTTTGCATAGACGTCCGGCGCATCGATCAAATCGCGATTAATCGTCTCTTCCCAAGTGGTGAGATAATCCTCGAGAGTGTAGGTCACGAAGCCGATCGACTGCTGTTCGATGCCAGTACCCCAGCTCGTCGACTTTTCCGTGTCACCGATCATGTGCGGCGGAACTCCGAAGAACATTGCGATATCAGTGCGCGAAAAGCGGCGGCTCTCAATCCACTGCGCGTCTTGGGCCGTCATAGATAGATTGTGGGTCTCCATTCCCTCTTCGAGGATCAGAGCATTGCCTTCATCGTCACCGCCCTGCCGGTATTGGTCGAGGCTCGACTTCAGGAATTCCAGCCCTTCTCGGCCAAGCTTTCCGGGGTGCTTCAACACAATGCTCGGGCGCGCTGCATTCTTGAACGTCTTCGCGCCGTGGTTCTCCTGGGCGAGGCTCAACCCGATCGTCTCGCGCGCATAGGTAATTGCCGAGACACCCGTCACACCGTCGAGGCTCAGTCCAACGAGATGCATCACCTCAGTCTGCTTAAGCCGTACTTCAGCGCCATTTTTACGCCGATAAATATAGGTCAGCGACATATCATCGGCCTGCTTCACTTCCATCCGATCCGGATCGAGGGGAAGTACTGCCACTACAATCCCGCGTGACCGAACGATCAGCCCAAAGGCGTTTCCGCGAAGAAGTAGATGCGCCTGAAGCATTCTTTTGAACTGCGACGGCGTCTGCCATTGGTTCGGTTTTCGGCGAACAATCGACCAGACCGGATGCTCTGACAAATCCATCCGAGTCTTCTCGTCGACACGTTTCTTAACGTGGATCGGAAGGTTCGCGAGAGCTCCAGAAATCAGCCGAACGCAAGCGTATACTGCACCAGCGCGCATCGCGCTTTGCGGCGTCACGATTGGGCCAGCAATGGAGCCGACACTGGCATGGCGGATCGCATCAGCCAACTCATTCGAAGACGTAATGCTCCGCCCGCCATCTTTACCCTGCGTGGCCGCACGAGGGCGCAGGAAACTTAGAAATCCCATCGTGCTCCTTTCAGAGAACCAGTGCACCGCGTCCCTGATAGACAGAGAGGCCGCTAGCGACCGGGTTCCAGCTCATCAGCATCACAGAATTGAACAGCGCCATAAGCGGGTCGATCTTGGCAGATCCGCTCTGCGCCTTTGTTACGACCACGGCATTCCCGCGAGATTCGCATTTCGCATTACCAACGCACCAGGTCATCAGCCGCTGGCCGCAATGAACGAAGGTTCCGTTCTTCAGCTTCACAGGTGCAGTCTTGATTGCCGCGTTCAGCTTGTAGCCCTGACTGATTGGGCTGATATCTGTCATCTCGAAACCGCCATCGATCAGCGCGTCGATGATTGAGCCAACGCCTTCCGGGTCCATCCCAATTCCGCGTTCGTCTGGAAACCTTGATGCATCGCGGATGCGCTGACAGATTTCCACGATCTCTGGGTTTGCCTCATCCTCGATGTTATCGACGAAGGTCAGCTCGCGTTCTTCCTCAAGCTTGATCAGTTCCGGTGCGATGATCTGGCGCAGAGTGAGTACGTCACGATCTGCCCAAGCCTTGCCCCAGTGCTGCCAGACCTTGGTTTCGCTATGCCGGCCGAGCACCGAAATCCCCAGCAAATCGTCAAGCCCACCGCCATCGATACCGACGACGCACACCTCAGAGGACGCAATCACGTCATCCAGCGTCATCTTGCGCGCAGCCTTGAGCCAGTAATCGGCACCAGCCCAACGACCGCTTCCAAGCCCGATTCCGATCTCGACATTCAGGTGTTGAGAGGCGAACAGGGCCAGCGCTTCCGGCCCGTCCTGCTCGGCCTCAAGCATCTTGTCGCGCAGATAATCGAGAGAGACAGAGCGCTCCAGGTTTGGGTTCACCAGCCCCCAAGTCTTTTGATCGCGCCACTTCTCGGCCTTGATCATCGCCTTCGGTAACTCGTAAAGCACCGCCATCATAGGCAGATCGAGCTTCCCGTCGCGCACATCGCGGGCGCGTTGCAACTCCTTTTCAAACTGCCCAGTTGGGCGGCCTTTCGATTGCGTGGTGATCTGCAGCATGAACCCTTCTGGCCGCGAAGCCAGGCCGCCGCGCAGCTCAATGAAGATATCGGGCGCTTTGTGCTTGCTTGCGAGAACGTGCGTCTCGTCGACAAGGATGTAGGTTGCCTTTGAGCCGGTCACGACATCGCCGTCAGCTGACAGGATCATGATCACCGCGCCCGTGGTGCGGTGGGTGATTTCCTTCAAGTTGCTCTGCACATGAAACAGCGTCGTGAGATGCTGATCGAGGGCAATGATCCCTTTGGCCTGCTTGAACGCGATGCTCGCAATCTTCTGCGTCGGGGCAATCAGGATCAGTTCGGCCTGCGGGCGCTCGTTCAAGATCGCTGCCGTCACGATAATCGCCGCCGCGATCGCTGATTTGCCATTCTTCTTTGGAATTAGCAGGAAGAACTCCCGCAGCATCCGCTTCTTCGTCTCCGGATCGTAGCTGCCGAAGATCACCCGCACGAGGTCAAAGACCCACTCTTCGCAGACCTCGCCATATGTCGGCGTGCCAATCAGGTCCGGCACCCGCAACCGCTTGAAGATCCGCAGCGCCTTTTCCGCTACCTCATCAAAGAGTGGCAGATCAGGGATGAGCGAGCGGCCTTCCTTGATCCTGTCTTCCCAATCTGGAACAGCCGTAGACCATTCCGGACTGCGAAGATTGAACGCGCCGTCCATCAGTTACGATAGCCCGGGCTTAAATCATCGCCCCAGGCATTTCCGGAATCGCCGTCGACCAGATCCTTGGCTGCCCGTCGCTGCGCTTCCTTCTTACCGATCACGGCAGGTTCGTCTTGGTCTTCCGCTACTTCGCGCAGCTTTGCATCAACCTTCAGCGCCTCATCCTCGCCAATCATCTGGCGCAGTTGGCGCACCGCCCCCATGTCGCCCTTGTCGAGCGCCTTGCGAACCGTGGCCGCGAAGATCGCAAGCTTGAGGCGATCAGGCATTTCTCCACGACCCTTGAGCACAGGCCCAAAATTCCGCTTGAGCGTGGAGATACCAACCCCCAGCACATCCGCGAGCCGCTGGTTCGACCAGCCCTTCATCAGACCAGCTTCCAGCATGTCGATCTCTTTTTCGGTCAGCTCTTTTGAAGGCCGCCCACGGCGCCCCTTACCGGCTCTGACAGGGTTCCCGAACAGGTCGGTTTCACGATGATCGTTCAAAATTCCGCCCTCCCCAGAAAAAAACGTGCCGATGAGGGGACGACGGGTCTGGGAGCCGTAACCCCTTTGACTTTTGACCCACCCCCTACCCGTGGAGGCCGGCCGCTTCCTCTCGCTGCTTCGTCTTGTCGTGACATCCCTTGCATAGGCACTGCAGGTTCGCCTCATCCCAGAACAGCGCCGGATCACCGCGATGCGGGATCTTATGGTCGGTAACGGACTGGCCTTTCCCGAGCGCCAGCTTGCTACACATCTCGCACCGGAAGTTCGCTGCAACCCGAACCTTCAGGCTGAGCTTCTGCCAACGCGCGGTGGAGTAAAGCTTACGATGCGGTGACACCTCACGCCGCATGACGGTTCGGCTCTTGTTTTCACTTTGAACAGGCGCGAACCGCGTCGGCGCATAGCCAAGACGCGGAGGCAAGCCGCGACCGGCCAGCTTCCCCATTACGACCTCACAGGATGATGAAACGAGAAACGCCCGGCAGCGGGTTCTCCGCTCCGGGCGCACGTGTTGCAAGTGCAAGATGTCAACGGGGGCAGATTTCGTCAAGAACTTTCTGCGCGCCACGGATGCAATGGCGGCATA